TGGAACGGCACCCCGCCCCACACCGGCGCGGCCGCATAGTCGTTGAACGCTGCCGCCTCGCAGCCAGGACACGGCGCGAGGTTGATGCCGGCCCCGGATATGCCCCCGCCGACAGACCAGCCCGGCGACTCTTTCGCGAACCGGTCAACCCCGCACAGGGTAGGCCCAGGAGTGCCGCCGTCGACCACCTTCCGGACCAGATGGACCAGCGAGTCGAACGGCCGGCCGCCCCGCGCGAATTGCAGGGTGGCCAGCGCCACCACCCGGTTCACTTGCTGCCGCCCGTTGTCGCTGCCCGGTAAGCGTGAACCGGCCAGACATAGACGTCATGGCCGACACCCTCAAACGTCGCGCCGAACGCTTGAATCTGCCGCGGCCGATGCCAAACGTAATAAGGAATCCCGGTGCTATTGCTCCGCTCCACGCCCTTGTACTTCCACTTTTCACGCTCCACGGTTCCCCGCCCCTATCTTGTGTCGAACGACTATTTCGGCCATTAGCTCCGGCGTAATGCCGTGCGCTATCTTGAACTCCGGAGGAGCCAACGGCTCCAGCCCGACCATGGCGAGCGACTCCATAAGGTCCGCGCGCGCCTCCGCCGTCAGTTCCCTGAGCGGTGCCGACTTGCGAAGAATAGGCCACCGCATGACGAACCGGTCGTGGATCCGCGGCCGGCCTCGCTGCCCGCTCACCCGCCCGCCCCCGGCTTGCACCGGCCGCAGAGGTCCACGCCCGGCGCGATATGCCAGCCATGCTCTTTCGCAGCCCACGCCCGGACGTATCCCAGCCGGACGGCCGAGCTATCAGACTCCCGGACCTTGAAGTCCGCCGCTATGTCCTCGCCGCACTCGTCGCAGTACACCCCGAGGAGCACAATCTCCCCCGGCTCCGCGCTCACCGCTCGCCCCGCTGCACTGCAGGACGTTTCGGCCGGCCGCGGAACTTGTCGCCCCAGTCCCGGATTTCCTTTTGCGCTGCCCGCTCCAAAGCGATAGCAGGGTGAGGCTCCGGACGGCCTCGCTCGTCGGCAATTATGGAACCCTCGCGCGCTACCCTTGCCCGGAGGTCCCGCCAGAGCGCGACCTGCCCGCAGTACGCCGCGAGGTCCGGCCCGGCAATTTTGGCCGGCTCATGGTGTTGCTCGATCGTTTCGCGCCAGACGGCGGCCGCGCCGTCGTCCAGGTAGTCCGGTGCCGGAAATTCCGGAGCCGGAGGAGTGGCCGGAGCCGCAGGCACCTTGCCCCGGCGTGGCTTATCGTTGGTAGTCATTTGCTCCCCTTGCTTGTTACTCGCCGATAGCTACGTGGCCCATACGGACCCCGGAGCGCGGAGACATTGAGACAACGGACCCCGTTGGGTCCAGCCGGCCGAGCCCCGGCGCGCCATGGTCCGGATTCCAGCCCGGCTTGACGTCGTTGAAAACCTCGTTGACCACGTTTTCGTAGAACGCCGCGCGCTCCGGATCATCCGAAAAATAGAACAGCTCGAGCCGCTTGTTTTCGTTGAGGTTGGCAGTGCTGGAAATGCTGATTTGGTGCTCGTCGTTGGTGATGGTTACGAATTTCGCGTGCGTCCGCGTTGTCCGAATGTTGGCTTCCCCGAATACGTCCATGAGCGTCACCGCGTACCCGCGCGTACCGCCTAGCGTCTTGATTGACCCGTCCAGGACTAGCCGGATGCTCCGGATGTTCCCGGACTCGACAAACCGGTTCATTACTTCCGCGTCATAGAGCCCGGCCGAGTACGTGCAGATTGAGACGTCCGCCGGCCCGGTCCGCTCCAGCAGGACCAGAACCGCGTCAAGCAGCGAGAACGCCCCGTTAGTCATGACCTCGTAATCGTGCCCCGGCTTCATAGGCTCCAGCGCCACACGTGCCGAGTTAGTCCGGAGCATCCGGTGCCGCCGGACGCCCGGCCGCTTGCGCTCCAGGACCTTGACGCCGGCGAGGTTCTCGTCCAGCTCCAGCGCTTCCAAGAGTGGAAGCTGGTCGCCGGTCCGGAATGTTTGGTCTGCCATGGTGTTTCGCTCCTAATTTCTTCCCTTGCTGACACCTCTATTATAGCCGAAAGTCTACGAAAGTTAGACGGTCCGCGCCGATATGACACGGACCGCCCAACAATGCCTAGAACGGAGGTTCGGACTCCGGCCCGTTGCCCCAGCCGCCGCCCGCGTTACTCACGCCAGGAGTTGCCCAAGGATCTTCCGCCGCAGCAGGAGTGGCCCCGGCCGGCTGCCCGCCGCCCCAGTTGCCGCCGCCGGCACCTTGCCCGCCGGACCTCGCGGTCCGCGTGACCTTAGCCGACGCATACCGCAACGAGGGCCCTATCTCGTCGACCTCCAGTTCGATAACGGTCCGTTTCTCGCCCTCTTTGGTTTCATAGCTCCGGCTCTTGAGCCGGCCGGACACGATAACCCGCGCGCCCTTGGTTAGAGTCTCCGCGACGTTTTCCGCTGCCTCGCGCCAGATGGAAGCCCGGAGGAAAAGCGTTTCCCCGTCCTTCCACTCGTTCGACTGCCGGTCAAACGTCCGCGGAGTGCTGGCAATGGTGAAGTTAGCAACCGCCGACCCGGACGGAGTGAACCTGAGCTCCGGATCGTTGGTGAGGTTGCCAATTACGGTAATGGTTGTTTCGCCCGCCATTATTCGCCCGCCTCGATCAGATCAGCCACGGCCCGCAGCACGCCAGGACTTATCAGGAACGCCGCGAACGGGACCGGCTGAAACCCGCGCGCACCGTCGAACTCCGCGACCCGCCCGGCCACAGCGTCCCGCATATCGTCCGGCGCGTCCGGATGGTCCAGGACCACCAGCAGCTCCCCGTCCCGTTCCTCGAGCCGAACGGTTGAGCCGTTCGCCATTGTGATTGTTTCGCTTGCCAACATGTCTAGACCCTCTTTTCGATCAGATCCGCGAGCGCCCGCAGCGCCGCCACGGACGCCGCAGCAATTACCGGAGCCAGTGCCCGGCCGAGCTCGCGCCCGCTAGTTTTCGCCGTTGTCATTTTCGTTTTCCTCGCTTGTTTCGTTGGTTCCGAGCAGCCGCGCCATATACGCGTCCTGCCCTTGTTGTGTGAGCCAGGCCGGCACCGGCTGGACCTTCATGCCCAAATCTCCGGCCAGCTTCATTTCGAGCCGCGCGCCCCGGCTGCCCTCAGCGCCCGGCAGCCTTGCCACGCCCCCCGCCCGGACAAGCTGCCCGAGCGAGAGACGCATCCAGTCCGACCACTCCGCGTTCTCCGGTGCCACGTTCTCCGCAGGGTTGAGGACCTCGAAGCCCGCCGCCCGGAGCCGCGCCGCGGCCGCGTCAAATGCTGGATAGTTGTAAGCCGGAAGCCCGCTCATAGGCCCGGCCAGGTACAGGACCGGCAGCGGCTCAGCCATGGTTCTCTCCGCAGGTATGGCACGCCACGTCCTCGAGCGCGTCCGCGACCTCGCGGAGCGCCGAAGCGAGCATGGCCGGCGACACCACATTGGACGCGCGGACGTCGCCGACCAAAGCCACGACGTCCGGCCGGACGTCCTCGAGCGAGAACGTCACCACGGCCAGCACGTCGTCGCCGATCGCGAGGAGCCCGGAGCTCAGCGAGCCCTCGTCCTGCCCGCTCATGCCCGGCCCCGCTGGACCTTGAGGACGACGACGGCAGCGAGGACGACGGCGAGGATTCCGCGGCCGTCGATCGCTGCCGGCGGATCTGCCACGACGGACCCCGCCAGGACCAGGACCGCGAGCGCGGCCAGTGTGAGAGTTTTCATTGTCTACTGCTCCTAAGTTTTTGTCTCTGAAATTTGGACGATCGCAGCGCGCCGAAACGCCCGCGTCAGATTGCGGAGGACACCATTTCGGCACCTTGCGCGAACACGCCGACCGCCAAGGCGAACGCCGGACCGGCGAGCGCCGCGAGCTTCCCGGCAGTCGCCCAGACCTTGTCCACCATTCGAGCCGGAAGCGGCTCGTCTCCGGAATCGACGGACACGCTCACCCCGTCCTCGTCAGTCCAGACGGCCGACACTGTGACTACCCGTTCGCCGTCCTCTACATGCTCGACCGGACCCGTTGCGAATCCGTCCTCTATGACACTCCAGTTGTTCACAATCGCTCCTTGCTTTGGGCCCTTCCAGGCCCTCCCTTGCGTCTACGTTTTATAGACTACCCTATGAAAACGCTAGATGCCCGCTGAAATACCCGTCCTTTCCGTGTTGGTACTCACTTTGTTTTTGGGAACTACTCGGTACCGTCCGAACGTTACGACGGAAACGCCACCCCCGAAACCGGCTCCGACCAGCCACACCCCGGAAACCCGCACCGAATCACCATCCGATCCGGCACCACCCACAACGACTTCCGCGAGCACTCCCGGCACGCCTCAGTCAGAGCGAACGGCCGCGGAGTTTCGCCGGCCGCCATGGCTGCCCGCCGCACCAGGTCCCAAGCCCCGCGCGCTATCTCGTCGCCGAGCCCCCGGTCCGCGTCGAACACCCTCGGCAGCGCGAGCGCCATGAACAGCAACCCAGGCCCGACGTTCCCGGCACCGGCCAGCACGGACCGCGACGGACCGACGACGCCGACCGAGGTGGCCATCCGGACCAGCGGCAGGAAGTCCCGCACAAACAGCGCGACCTCCTCCCGGACGTCCAGGACGTCGAGCCGCAGGGGAACTCGGGGGCCCGCCGGACCCCTCGACCCTCCCTCGTCAGCCGATCGCCCGGCCGGACGCCCGCCCGGATTGCTGCCTGCCGCGAGGTGCCCCCGCAGGTCCGCGTACCGTTCCGCCAACTCCTCGAGCCGGCCCGCGGTCCGCTCCACATGAGCAGCGAGCCGCGCGACCTCCCGGTCCGCGTGTTCCCTCTTGACGTCCACAGCCTCACCCTTCCGACGTCAAAGACGCCGCCGTTTTTTCGATCAGTTTCCGCGGATCGCGGACCGGCCCGGACTCGATCGCCCGGACCACGCCCACAACCCCGCACGCGTACCCGTCCGCTTGCTCCTCAGTGGCCCCGTCGCCGACCGCTTCCAGCCAGGCCCGCCGGAACCGGAGGTCGGCCCCGACGTCGAGCGCCACCGGAGGAGCCGGCGGCACCGAGTCCGCCAGCCGCTTATTCCGGATCCGCCTCACCGCCCGGAGGACGTCGGCCGGAGTCGCGAAACGCTCCTTAATCGCGCCCTCGCGGACCAGCTCGCGGCAGCCGTCCACCGCGTCTTGATAGCGCACCCGGTAGAGCGCGTCACGCCAGACGGCCGCCTGGCCCTCCATGGCCAGCAGGACCCCGGCCCGGTTCAGGTAGGCAACGACCTGCACCGCTTGCTCTTGCGTCATGCCCCGGCCGCTCACAGCAGGGCCCCGAAGTCGAACACCGGCTCCAGCGTTTTCTCGAACCGCGAGACGATCAGCGGCAGGTACTCCGGCTGCCGTTCGATGCCCACGGCCCGGAAGTTTTCGAGGAACGCAGCCTCGAGCGTTGTCCCGGAACCGGCGAACGGTTCCAGGACCACCCCGCCCGGAGGAGTGACCAGCCGGCACAGCCACCGCATGAGCTCCAGCGGCTTGACCGTAGGATGCGAGACGCCGTCCACGCGCGGCCGTTCCGACGTCGGAGCTTTTGGCTCATACCGGAACGTTGGGAAGAATCCGGCAGGCTCCTCGTTGCTCACCCGGTCAAGCTCCGCAGCTTGTGACTCGTCGAGGATGACGTTCGTGGGATACCGGCCGCCGCCGCTATCCCCGCCGGACTCACCGGTCCGGCATCCGGCCAGGTTGAACGCCCCGGTCCCGAAGTTCCCGACGTTCGCAGTGATAGACCCGATAACCGGCTTCCGAGCAACCACGATAGGTTCATGCGCCGGCTTGAGCGCGGTGCCCCAGTCACCCGCGCCCACATAGTCCGAGTCCTTCCGCAAGGTGCTGAGGAACTCCCCGCCGCCCTCACCGGCCCCCCAGTCCTCCGGCCGCTCAGTCGAACACAGCCGTTCGACCAGCCGCCGGACC